AGTGCAACTATATCGGTAGCTCATACATCACATGGGTTAATAGTTGGGAACTTTGTAACTTTTACAGGTGCTACAGATGTAGGAGGGTTATCGTTAAATAACGTGGAGATGGAAGTTACTGGTGTTCCAAATCCAAACACATACGAACTTAGAGTTGCAACTACAGCTTCTTCTTCAGCAACAGGTGGTGGTAGCTCAGTAGTAGGTGCTTACAGTATAAATTATACTATATACAAGTATCAGACAAGTGGTTGGTTAGCGTTATCTGTAGTAGACTCAACTGGTTCAGCAACTACGTTAAATAATGCTACAGTAAAAAAATTAAGAACAACAACCCATACCTTTGCTGGTGTAGAAGAAGTTAGTATAGTAGATGGAAAAAATTTACCATCAACATATACTGGAACAGGAAATGTAACATTAGTTGAAGTAGGAACACAATCTACTGCTACTGCTTCGGTAACAACAGATTTTAGAAATAGACAATTTTATGCAGGTTTTTCTGCTAACCCTGATAAAGTAATTTTTGCTGATGCAAATAGCGCAAAAACATTTACTGCAAGTAATGCAGGAACTTTTTCGGTCGGATTTAATATAACAGGCATGGCTAAGTTTAGAGATGGTCTGTTTATATTTGGAAAAGATAGAATAAAAAAAGTTGTACCAGATGCTACTCTTACATTTGCTCAACAGGAAGTAACAAATAATATTGGCTGTATAGCTACAGATAGTATAATAGAGTTAGGTGGTGACGTATTATTTCTAGCATCAGATGGTATACGTCCTATTCAAGGTACAGCTAGGATTGGTGATATTGAGCTTGAGACTGTTTCTAAACCAGTGCAACAATTATTGCAATCACTACCAGATACGCACGACTTAGAAAATATGTCTTCAGTAGTTATTAGAAACAAATCTCAGTTTAGATATTTCTTTCCTAAGACTACTACAGCACAAGCAGATACACCAGGAATAATAGGTGGACTACGGTTTGCAGATAGAAGAGTTGGTTGGGAGTTTGGTGAGTTATTAGGTATACGTTCATTTGTAGCTACCAGTGGTTTAGTAAATGACGTAGAAATGATACTACACGGTGATTTGAATGGTGAGATCTTTAGGCAGGAAGTTGGGAGTACTTTTAATGGTGGGGATGTTACGGCTGTTTATGCATCACCCTTTTTATATTTCGACTCTACCGAAAGACGCAAAATATATCAGCATATATCGTTGTTCACTAGACCAGAAGGAACAGCTACAATTAACTTAGGTATCGCATACAATTGGGATGATCCTAATACGCCAGACCCAACTACGTATTCGCTAACTACAGCAGGTGCTTTGGCAAGATATACAACTACAGCAAGCACATATGATGCTTCATTTACGTTTGATGGTTCGTCTAGTCCAGTTCTAGAAACCAATATTCAAGGATCAGGGAGAGCAATATCATTAGTAATAACATCTACAGGAACCCAAGCTCCCTACAGTATCAGTGGGTTCTCGATTACTTATCAAGATGCAGGATATAGATAATGGCAGGATATACCAGACAATCAGCAGCTCAGATAATTAGTGGTGAGGTTATTTCAGCATCACCTATTAATGCAGAGTACAACCAATTACTAGCCGCATTTAATAATTCTACAGGTCATAAGCATGATGGTACTACTGCTGAAGGACCACCTATAGCCTTAATAGCAGATGCTGATCAAAGAAACAAAGTATTAATAGACAGTAATAACAATGAATTAGAATTTTACGTAGAGCAAAGTGGTGCTGCTGAAAAGCAAGTATCCATAAAGCATCAGATAATAGAGCCTACTGCTGATAATGATGTAGACTTAGGTAGTTCAAGTTTTGGGTTTAAAGACATACACGCAAAAGGTACAACTAATTTAGTTGGCTTAACTGTTACTGGTAACTTAAATCTTAACAACATAACCTCATCTTCTGGTACTCTCGCTTTGGGTAGTAACGTAGATATTGATGGTGGTAATATAGATGGTACAGTTATAGGCAATAATTCTGCAAGTGCAATAACAGGTACTGTAGTAACAGCGACTACTAACTTTGCTGGTAATATAACAGGCAACGTCACTGGTAATGTTACAGGAAACGTAACTGGTGACTTAACAGGTAATGTTACTGCTGCATCAGGAACCAGTGAATTTAATAATGTAACCGTCAATGGTACACTGAATATGGTTGCTGGTGGTGCTACCATAGATAACGTAACAGATCCTACTCAGGCACAACAAGCTGCTACAAAAAATTATGTAGATACACAAGTTGCAGGTGTAGTTGATTCTGCTCCAGCTGCTTTAGATACATTAAATGAATTAGCTGCTGCTTTAAATGATGATGCTAATTTTTCTACTACTATAACAAATAGCCTTGCTGATAAAGTAAATAAAGATGGAAGCACTACAATGACTGGTGCTTTGACGCTTAGTGGAAATCCTACTAATGCTAACCATGCTGCTAACAAAGCGTATGCGGATACTAAACTTCCTTTAGCAGGTGGTACATTAACAGGTGATTTAACTTTATCAGGCGCACCAACTCAGAACCTTCACGCAGCTACAAAGTTATATGTAGACACTGTTGCAGGTACTAACCAACAAGCTGCTACTAGCGCAGCCAATGCTCTTACTTCAGCAAATAATGCAGCCACAAGTGCAACTAATGCATCTACAAGCGAACAAAATGCCGCTACTAGCGCAACCAATGCAGCTAATAGTTTTGATTCGTTTGATGATCGTTATCTAGGAGCAAAGTCTAGCTCACCTTCTACTGACAATGACGGTGATGCACTTATTACAGGTGCGCTTTACTTTGATACGACTGCTGGAGAGATGAGGGTTTATGATGGTAATAGCTGGGCTGCTGCAGGATCTGCTGTTAACGGAACTAGTCAAAGACAAGTTTATGTAGCAACAGCTAACCAAACTACTTTCAATATAACATATGATGTTGGATATGTAGATGCGTATTTAAACGGACTAAAGCTACGTGTAGGTACGGACTTTACTGCTACATCAGGAACTAATATTGTATTAGCATCAGGAGCAAACGTAGGAGACATAGTTGACCTAGTTGCGTATGGTGCATTTAATGTCGCTAACACTTATACTCAGGCACAAGCAGACGCTAGATATACACGTATAGCAAATAACCTTTCTGAACTAACAGGTTCAGCATCTACTGCTAGAGCTAACATAGGAGCTGCACCAACAGCTAGTCCTACATTTACAGGCACAGTAACGATACCTGCTTCTTCTTTAACTTATGCAGGTACTTCTGTAACAGCTACAGGAGCAGAGTTAAATAAACTGGCAGGTGCTACAGCGAGTACAGCAGAACTAAATAAACTAACAGGTCTTACAGCTAGTACAGCAGAACTTAATCATGTAACAGGTGTTACCAGTGCAATACAAACACAATTAGATTCTAAAGCACCTCTTGCATCGCCTAACTTTAGTGGCACACCACAGATATCAGGAACGAACATTCCTGTTGTAACTGGTCATATAGCAAATTTAAGTGCAGGTGCAAACGGATCAATACCTTATCAAACAAGTAGTAATACAACAACATTCAGAGCAATAGGTTCTGCTGGACAAGTATTAACAGTAGCTGGTGGCGTTCCCACTTGGGCAGATGCAGCAGCAGGTGGAACATCAAACGGAAAAGCATATTTCTTTGGAGCAATGTAAGGAGATAAAAAATGGCATCAGGAATATTAGGGCAGACAGATATAACAAGTACTAACACAGATACTAGTATTTATACTGTTCCTGCATCTAAAACAGCAAGTTTAACTTTATCTTTAGTGAATAGAGGAACTGCTTCAGCTGCAATACGAGTAGGATTGTGTGCGTCAGGTTCAATAGGTAATGCAGAGTTTATCGAGTATGAAACAATACTACCACCTAAAGGAGTACTAGAGCGTACAGGAATTGTGATGCAAGCAACTAAACAACTTGTGGTACGAACTGACACGGCAAACATATCTGCCAGTGCTTATGGATTTGAGGAGTAAGATAATGGGTAGACAACTTACAGCAAATTTACCGCGAATAAAACACATATACAATAGCTATTCAAACGGAAGCAACTCTCTCTACGGATATGCCCTGCAATATACAGTCCCAACAGGAAAAACAGCGCGAATAAATTTTGATTATGCTACCAGTTTAAGAGCAAGTTCGTATATAGACACCTTTGCTTTTACACTTTTTGCAACAAAAAAGACATCTAATCCACAACATCACTCACCTATTGCGTTAGGTCGTTTCAAACGAGATGGATCACAAAGCAATGGTCAGATGGTTCAGTTCAAGCCTTGGTGGAACTTTTCGGAAGCGGCTGGAAATAAAGTTGTTAGCGCAGGTAATTATAACTTTGCTCAACAGGGCGTTAGTTCAAGGTATATAGAGTCAGCGTTTAGCGGTAACAATAACCAGCTAAGTAGCAGTAGTGGGAATACAATAAAAAACTCTTATCCTCAAGGCTCTACTTATGATCCCTACACTGGTACAAATGGCGATGGCGCTCCATGTGACGCTGTGAAAGATTATATGTGTCCAGAAGGTACGCAAATAAATTTTTCTTATTATTGTGAGCATTATGGAAGTCCAAATGTTTCTGGAGGAAATCAAGTAGATATATCGTTTCAAGTAGAGGAAATGGAAAAATATGCTTAAAATATTTGATGATGGAATTTTTATGCGGCAACTTGTTCATGGTGACACTAATGTTGCTAAACAAGAGGCTGATGCAAATGGCTGGTCTGCTATAGAAAGTGACAATATTAACGAGGAAGTTCTCGTTGATGGTGAGTTACATGAAGTAAGTCGGCCTTGGACGTATGATGAAAATACCGAAGTAACAATTACAGGGTTCGAGTTAGTAGATGGTGCGTATCAATACACATACTCAGAGCGTGATATTACGGCTGAAAATGAAGCTAAAGAAGCGGAAAGATTGGCAGAAAAAGCAGTTAATGAAAGAGCAACTAGAAACCAGCTTTTAGCAGAAACCGATTTCTACGCCTTATCAGATGTTACAATGTCGGATGCAATGAAAACATATAGACAGGCACTAAGGGATCTACCAGCGCATAAGGATTGGCCCAATGTAGATTTCCCTACAAAACCAGAGGAATAAACTATGACATTAGCCAGAGATATTTCAGATACCAATTTAGCCAGAACAAATGCTGAAACAGATGTTAAGTTAAACAAAACTGTTACAGTAGTTTCTACTGGAAGCGGAAATAAATACGCAATAGATGGAACTCAACAGGCAGTACTTAGTCTAGCTAGAGGATCTACATATGTATTCAATGTATCTGATAGCTCTATGAGTGGTCATCCTTTTAGATTCTCTACTACTTCTAATGGTTCGCATGGAGGTGGATCAGAATATACTACAGGCGTTACTGTAAGTGGTACATCAGGCCAAGCAGGAGCTACAGTTACTATAGCAGTAGCATCAGATGCACCAGACTTATTATACTACTATTGCACAAATCACAGTGCTATGGGTGCTAGAGTAGACATAGTAGACCAGCACGTACTAGGATTTAACGGAACATCTTTTGTTCCTATTGCAGCTAAAAGACAATTAAAATCTACTAGAGCCACTAATATAGAAGGTGGAGCAACTGGTAGTATTCCGTATAATACAGGTGCTAACACTACACAGTTTGTTGGAATAGGTTCTCCTAATCAAGTATTAGTTGTATCAGGTGGTATACCTGCATGGGCCACTACAGTAAACTCAGCTACTACAGCTACACATTTAGCCAGTGGTTCAGCAGGAGCAGTAAGTTATCAATCAGGATCAGGAGCAACTGCATTTGTTACAGGAACAGCAGGGCAGGTATTACAATCGAATGGAACATCTGCACCTACATTCGTAGATAAAAGCACTATAGCTAGTCCAACAGGCATAGCTACAATTTTAAAGTTAACATAAGGAGATTTAGGAATGCCCGATCAAGTAAAACAACTAGCTTTCAAAGAGTTTACTACTACTGAAATATCTAATGGAACTCGCTTTGATGCACTGACAACTAATGGAACTACTCATTATGTCATAAAATCAATAGAAGCCACTCAAGGCTATAATCCAGATGCTGTTGTAGCCGATGCTACCATAGGTCTTACGACAGATTTTAACAATGGAAAATTTGCTAGTCTTGGCACTGTAGCAAAAAAAGACAGGGTTGGTTTATCTGGTTCTGCTATTATGGATGCAAATAGCACCTTGAGTATACGTCCTGTAGCTAAAACAATTTCATTTAGAGATCAACGATTTCAACTTAGTCGCGTGAATAGTAGTAACAATATGAATGTGTGGCAACAGCATAATAAGCCTCATGTAAATAATGTTCAGGATAGCTTTGTAGAAAATACCTATATAAACACAAGTTCCGTAACTCATAGCGGTTTAAGTTTTGGATTAGCTGGCGCTAATCCTGACAACTATGTGGTGTACCATACCAATGCTAATGGTGTAAATTTAGCAATATATTTTGGATCAGGTACTTCAAGTGGATCGTATTTTGAATTACTAAATGCCGACACTGGTTCTGCTATTGGATACTATTCTTCTGGTGATTATGGACAGCCTCACTTTGATGGTGAAAGATATATATATTTTGTACGATCAGGATCGTATGATCATCAAGTTTGTTTTTTTGATTTAGATAAATCTGATTTAACACCTTCGGCAACGCAAGGCGGTTCATCTGGTCAAAATTACTTTCATGGTGCTTATGTCTATGATGGAAACCAACAACAAAATTCAAGATCATCTTATGATCATCGTAGGACAGCATTTTATTATGATCGTTATTTAAATAAAAAATTCTTAATAACTTCTGCAGCAGGAAATCAAAGATGCGTCCTTTATGAAATTCCAGTAGATACTCCAACGCATGATTATAATAATGTTGGGCCAAAATGGGTTTTTCTCAGTACAAGCAATCATACTAGTGGTACTGATCCTTTTGGAGCTAGAGTAGGTAGTATCTATTCACTTGGATATTTTTTATTTCAGATAGGAGCAACACAAAGTAGTGCAACTCATATGAAATTGACGTATGATAATGACCAATCACGATATTTTATTTATCTACATGGTAGTAGTGGAGAAATATGGCCTTTTACGTTTACTCGTGATGAATATAATTCGTTTGGAAACGGTGCAGTTTTAGATCAAGGGCCACAGAGTGGTTACGGTCTTTATTCTATTGCTGCGGAATCAGCAAGCAAAGTAGGGTTTGATTCAAGTATTTACACCGACTGGGGCAATTACAATGGTCATTTTGCTACAGGAACAGTAAATACTGCTATTTCTAATGCTGTATTACATAGTAGTGTAAATAAATTTTATGAAGGTAGTAAATTATACCAACGTAATTATTCTAGTAATTATCAACTTTATGAATGGGATTTGTCTGCTAAAACAGCTACAAAAATTGATACTGGTCTAACAGATAGTCAAAGTTTAGCAGCATATAATTTATCATTTTTTATGAGTTGGGCAGTTCCAACGTCTACGCAAATAGCCGCTAGATCGTATAATATAGTTCCAGGATTAACAGTACGTATTTCTGGGATTGAAGTAGATCAATAAAAGGAGAATAAAATGTTAACACCAATAGATGATGCAGCAGTTGTTGTAACCACAACAGGTACAGTAGCAGAAGCTACACCAGATAAACAAATCTGTGCAAAAACGTCAACTTCAAGTGCAGTGCTTTATACTGTCCCTGCTGGACGCAAATTTGTTGGGTTTTTTGGTCATCAGTATGGTAATAATAATTACTACATAGAAGTAACTTCAGATGGCACTTCTGCCAATACTATTCGATATTATGGTGGAATAGGTGCTGAACCTTACAACTATAAACATATAACGATGGTCGAGCATACATTGCTTGCAGGAACAGCAGTCAAAAATAGTGGAAGCGGAAGTAATTGTTATATATTTGGAGTAGAGAGCGATGCCTAGTAGATTATTTAAAAAAAATGAATATAATATTACATCAACTTTCCATGAGGACGGTTCATCAACTCATGCTTTAGAGACTATTGTAGGAGAAGGCGAAACACCAGTAAAAGCATTTCGCACAGATCTAGATACATTCTGTCCAGAAACTTTAGTTGAATTTGAAAGTCAAGACGAAACGATTGAGTGGCTAATAACTTGCCCAAATTCAGTATGGAGTCCTTGGTACGAGTTGCCAGAGCCAGAGGAAGAAGAAGAGTAATAGGAGTAAGTAGAACATGATGGGCGAAATATCACCAGTAATTTTCTGGAACGTAGTATTAACTTTAGTTATAGCACCTGCGATATGGATGTTCAGAAATCTTATGGGCGAAGTAAAGAGGATAGATATTCTCCTTAATCGTACTAGAGAAGAATACTCTACTAAGCAAGAGTTGCGTGAAGATATGAAAATGGTCACAGATGCTCTACATAGATTAGAAGATAAATTAGATAAAGTATTAGAGAGGGGGAAGTAGGATGGTATCAACTATTACAGGACCAGGATCAGAATTTTTAAATTATGGTATAGACAACCAAGATGTTCAGAATCATGCTTTAGCAACTGCTGCTGCTGTTGCACCTGTAGGTACTCCAGAAAATTCAGCTGCATATAGAAAAGCAATGGTTGAACACGCTGTAAATTTTGGTGTTAGAGAAGGTAGAGATAATGCTGAAGCTCTTGCTGCTCTTGCAAACACCCCAGAATTTAGTGATATAAATATTATTCAAGATGATGATTCTGGTGGTGATGATTCTGGTGGTGATGATTCTGGTGCTGGAGATACTGGTGGTGGTACAACTGGTGGTGGTACAACTGGTGGTGGAATTATGGGTCCAGTAGGATTAGAAGCTGGTGCATTAGATCCTGTAACTAACTTAATTGGTACTACAGATTCTACAGGTCAAGCTACTCTTATGGGAAGACAGGCAGACTTAGCTTCAGATATAGCTGGTGTTCAAAGTACTGTAACTCCTTTAGCAGGACAAGTAACTACTCTTCAAGACACTGTGACTCCTTTAGCTGGTGATATAGGTAAAGTTAAAACAGATGTAACTGATTTAGCAACTAATGTTGGTACAGCAGATGCTAATACAGGTCTGTTTAAACCAATCGGAGATATACAAACAGATGTAACTGACTTATCTGGTAGAATAGGTACAGCAGATACAGATGCAGGTCAGACAGATTTATTTGCAGGTCAGGCTGGATTAGCAGGTCAAATAAGTGGTGTAGGAGAAACTGCTACTGCTGTTCAAGGTCTTATGGGAGCGCCTACTGAAGGTGGACCTCAAACTTTATTTGAAAGTCAACAACAATTAGGACAAAGAATAGGTACGCCTGTTGGTGAACAAACAGATTTATTTGCAGGTCAGGCTGGTCTTGCTAGAGGACAGCAAACCTTAACATCAGATGTAGACAGAGTTGGTAGGGATTTATCTGCGGAAGCTGCAAACATACAGAATCAAATACGTGGTTTTCAACAGGCAGCTGAAGAGTATCAAGCAGGAGCTACAGCTAAACGTGGTGACATAGCAAATACAGCTATAGCTAATCAACAGGCTTTAATGGGTCAAATAGGTGGTGTAGGTCAAACTATGAACCGACAAGCTGAAGCATTAGCAAACCAAAGACAGGCTGAAGCTGCTCAATTTAGAGCTGCTCAAGCACCACTACAGCAACAGATTGCTAATTTAACTAGTAATAATCAAGCATTACAAAGTAATCTACAAAATATAGGCCCAATGGGTCCAATGGCGGCAGATCCTAGAGATGCTCTTATTCAACAACTCTTAACTAGAAATGCAGCGTTGATGAATAACAGACCAGTTTAAGGAGTATATAATGGTAATACAAGTTAAGTCAGGGGAATTATCAACCTTAAAAGATGGTGATATACGACTTGATAAAAGCACTGGTGAGTATAATATATTTGATTCAGCTTTAGGACCGAATGGTTCATTTCGTGAAGCTAAGTTTAATGAAGTTCAAGCTGCTCATCAAGCAAACCCTGAGAATGTTCCATTTGTTTTTAACTACGCATCAAGTCTCACAAAAACACCAGAGGGAAAAGTAAGAACTATAGATCCTGCTACAGGACTACGTGTATTTACAGACCCTATTCCTGATCCTGCAACTATAGAAGATCCTGTAGCATTACAAAGAGCTAGTAATATTGCTGCTTTAAATGATTTTATAGATCCTGCAACAGGACAGATTAGAGATGAGTTTGCTGGTGGAGATCTACCTACTATAGATGTAATACGTGATCAAGATGCTGCAACTTTAGCACAAACCATAGAAGGTCTTAAAAATAGACAGAAAGGTAGACTAACAGGATTTAAAGGAGAGTTTACTGATTTATCTGGTGGTGAGGCATTAGAGGCATTCCAAGGTGCAGTTGGAACTAGAGGAGGTTATGTAGATCCTTATGGTCAAAAAACTCAGATAGGTATGCAAGAAGATCTGTTTAAAGATCCTCAGTCAGCTATGATACAAGGTACTTTTGATGAGCAGAAATACCTTAGAGACTTTCCTGATGTTGCTGCTGCTGTAAGAAGAGGTGACTTTGCATCAGGTAAAGAACACTTTGATACTTTTGGTAAACAAGAACAGAGAGATGTTTATTATAAAGGTGGTACTGTATTAGATTTAGAAGAAATACAGACAAGTCCTGATGAGTTTCTAGACCCTAATAGATATACTCTAGACCCTACTACAGGACAATTTCAAGCAACTGTAGGTACTACAGCAGATGTAGCTATGCCTACTAAGACAGATGCAACAAGATTCGATGCAGAAAAAAGTTTTGCAGATGTTCAAAAAGAAGCTATGGAAGCTGCAAAGCTACAAGGTTTAACTGACACTGTTCAGGCACAAACAAGTGTAGTAGAGAAAGAAGCTACAGTACAAGGTC